ATTTCCGGGAAGCAGCGCGACATGCGGATCACCCGCACCTGGAACCCGGGGCTGGCCGCATCTTCAAGCCAATGTTCGGCCGCCAGCTTGGAGCGGTGGTAGACCGTGCGCGGCAGCGGTGTCGTGCGCTCGTCGATCCAGGTACAACGCCCCGGCACGATCGCATGCCCATACAGCGCCGTGGTGCTGGTGAACACAAAGCGCGTTGCCCCGGCCTCGCGCGCCAGCATGGCCAGGGTGCGCGTGCCTTCCACGTTGACGCGGTGGAACTCGCTATCCGGGACCAGCCCGACATGCGGCGCATGCAGCGCCGCCGAATGGATGACCGCATCCACCCCGACCAGCGCGTTGCGCAGGGCCCGCGCATCGGTGATGTCGGCCACGTGCCGGGTGGTATTGAACGGATTGCGGTCGAAACCGACGACCTCGTGCCGTGCGGCCAGCGCACCGAAGATCGCGCGGCCGACCCGGCCAGAACTTCCTGTCAGCAGAATCTTCACTGTGTGGCACTTGGTCAGCGCCCGGGAGCTACCGGGATGGCCCGATTGTAGCCATAGTCGGTGCCGCTGGACCAAGGCCCCGGCGCCGCGGAGGGGCGAGTCCCCTGGCGCAGCCAACCGCCGCACCGGCCGGATCTCGGTGGGATCCTCCTGCAGCGAAGCGGCGTACCATGCCGGTCGCCGCCGGACGCAGTGAGCGCTCCGGCGTCCTGCATGTTCAGCCAACCATGGAACGACAATGACACTAGGGGCTTATCTGCACGATCACTTCGTGGACAAGGCCGGGTTGGCGGCACTGGCCGGCACCACCGTGGAGCACCTCGATGCCTTGTTGATGGCCGGTGCATTGCCCCGCCCGACGTACGTCTGTGAGCGAGGCACGATCCGCTCGGCTGCGTTCGGCGTCATCCCGACCAGCGAAGTGCTGGAGGGAGACTACTTCCGTCCCGAGTACACGCGATGGGTGCAGATCGCCCTGCACGCGATGCCCGGCGACGAACGCGATGCGGTGATATCGACGTTGACCGACGAGCTGCGCGACGCCCTGCAGGCATGGTTCGAGGACCCGAATGAGGTGGAAGCAAGAATCCAGGCGCTCCTGCCCCACTTCGCCAGCGGTACGTTCGGCCTGTGTGTGTCGGACCCGTCCACCGGTGCCGGCATCGTGCGAAAGGAGGTTCTGCAGGAGAGGCTCATTGCGCTCACCGGCGACGGCAGTGATCCTGCGCCGTCGGAGGTCTCCCCCGCCGCGTTGCTGCAGCTCATCGATGACTATGCCCGCGCTGCGATGCCCTTCTCGCAGGCAGAGTACGCGCGCAGCAGCAGGAAGCGGCTGGTGGATGATCTGCGGCCCAAGGACGCGGACCGCTGACGGGGCACGCACGTGGGGGCGTCGCGCTTGAGCCGCTTCGTTGAGAGGTGTTTCCAAGCAAAGAAGGCCGCCCCTTGGGCGGCCTTCTACTTGATGGAAATCCGCACCCAACGCATGTGGCGCTATCGAATCATGTATTCAACCGCGCACGTCTTCGCTGCGAGGGTTCCGCTACATGTGATGGCTTTCACGGAACCGCCAGGCGGCCCCGAGGACGTCATCGTGGCACCGAGCGACGCCATATGCGTCGCCATGCGCGCTAGGTTCTCGCCACCATGATCCGTCCACGTCCCTTCGACTCCCTGGAGGTCAGAGGGGATGAGCTGCCCGGCAGCAGTTCGTTCGCTACCCTGCTCGGATTCGCCATTCTGATGCTCAGGATTGACGATGATCGTGACGTAGGAGCCATCCTTGAACACGACGTTGAACATGAGCCTGGCTTGGTCGCGAAGTCCGGTGTCGTTGGCGGCCAGCCGCGGCAGATCGGTTGCCGCCGTCAGCCCATGGGCCCCGACAACCTGGGAGATGACATCCACATTGCCCGCCGCCGACTCGACCATCCCTCGCAGGTTCCGGTCTCGCACGTAGTCGTACCCCGTCCGGGAGCGCGCGTCCGGATTGAGTCCAAGCATGTCAACCGGGACAACGTACGTGGCTCGCCATGTTCCGCCGCCTTCCACCATCACCCGGGTACCCCGGCGGACTTCTTCAACTGCCGATGCTGGCGGTGTCTGCCGTTGCACCACCGGTCCTGCAGAACGCACGGCACGCGTAA